CCCCCAGCCACTTTTTCGGCACTGTCAGATAATTGCTTTCGATAACGAGCCTGTCCGCCCTCGGCGCTTTGATGTACTTGTTTGCCCAGTTCTGAGCCGATCTCGGGGGATTGAAGGACTTGAACTTGTAAGCCCTGTCTCCGCCTCTGATGACCGACTGTTCTATCTTTCGGACAGCCTCGGGACCCGAGAACTGGTCAAGCTCCTCAAACCACAGAATGCCGATGAACCCGAAGGGGACTTTTATGGACTTGATCTTGTTCTCATCGTCCGCCCCTCGGAAGTATATCTTCTGTCCCGTCTTTGTTTTGGTTATCTCCAGCGGAGATTTTGTGGCAGCATATTCATCGTCAAGACCGAGGGAAGATATCGCCCACAGCATCTGATTATACACCGAATCTTTCAGTGTGTTGCCCACCTGGCGGAGAATGCAGGCGTGCATATCCTCGTTTTTCTCCAGCAGGTCGATGACCGCCAGCGAGATAAACGAGGACTTGGCAGAGCCTCTTCCGCCCGGGAAAACATATTCGGAGTGTTCGCCCTCGGCAATGTCAAACAGCACCGATGAAAAGGCAGGAGCCACCATGCTTGCGGGAATACCGCCGTAAGAAAAGCCCTCCCGATCGTCCGCCGAGGGGAAGTACCTTTCACGGTCAAGCTTAAGGCGGGCGTTGTCGTACCTGATCCTGTGCCGCATCATATCGTCGTCACGGATAATGCTCCGCAGCTCCTTTACCGCAGCCACATCGCCCATTTTAGCCTGTTTGAGCAGTGCCGCATTGACCGCAAGCATATTCGTGACCTCGTCCTCGCTCAGCTCATCAAAGTTCACGCCCATATCAGAAAGGAGCTGGTAGTCCGCCACCTGAGAAGCAGGCAGCGACAACAGCAGCTCCATACATTTTTTCATATCACGCTTTTTCCGCCTTGCAGCCCCCGAGGCTTTGCCGCCTTTGGAGCCGTTTTCTCGAGCTTCACTCGAGCTTGGCACTATCAGATTTTTTTCATTCACGGGTCACCACCTGCTTGGTTTGGAGTATAAAAAATCCGCCTGCAGTTTGGCAAGCGGAAAGAAAATTAGAATTTGTATAGTATGCTGAACCTTTTTAAAAGTATCAGCAGATTCATTATTAAATGAAGGAAAAAGAAATAAACGATTATGCTTATTATTGTTTGCCCTGAGATAATGTAATTATCGAATTCCCAAATAAGATATTGGTTTTGATCATCTGATATTATAAATTTAGCGGTACAAAAAATAATAGAAACAGTTGACATTACAATCTCATATGCTGATATTTTTTTTGAATCATCAATGGCTTTATAAATAGCTTCTTGATAGTCTTCAATTTCATTTGCAGTATGCGATCCATCAGACTTGTGTTTCTGAATCAGTTTTTCACAATCAAGAGAAGATAACCATGAGGAAAATCCCGTAAATATTGCAATAAAAATAGAAATCACTACCATAACACGATCAATAGTATCATTGTCTATCGGATTTGATAATGAGATAGTTATTGACAAAAGGAGCGGAAAAATAATTACAGATGAAACCAGTTCCTTTTCATTTATAAATTCTGTGTATTGCTTAAAAATAGCAGTTAGGCTGTAGAAACGTGTTTGCTCGGGTTTAAATATTTTCATGCGCACTAGCAATAAAGCAATTACTATTATTAAAAAATCTTCAGCCGGCTGGTGTAAGTTCTGAAAAAAGGTCATCATTTTTTACATTACCTTTAAAATTATTTACTTTAATGTTTTGACGGTCTTCTTTTTCAATATTATCACAACTTATATCAAAGAATTTTAAGTATGGCATTGCATGATTGATCATAGCATTGAATAGACTTGATTCGGTTGGATGACTGCTATCTGCTTTCAAGTCTATTTCATTTGATATGTCTTCAGAGATACGAACGCTGCTCATTCGACTAAAATTTAACGTTTGACCTTTAAAATCCACCTTGATGTTATCAATTTCTTCACTATCAGAATTGATACCGATGAAATCTGAGATTTCTATGATGCTGTTTTGGGGATCTGGTTTTGAAAACAGATTTTTTAATTTATCTGTGATAGTAGGTTTGGGAGTAAAATATATATGTTCAGTTTTTTCTGATATTGGTTCATGATATTCCTCATTCATAATTGCATCTGCTTCATCGAATGAATAATTTTCCTTTTTTTGTAGTGTTGTCACATGGAGTTTATATATGGATTTTTCGTCAAATATTACGCTGAAATAATTGGCAGGAATAAAAGGGTTAATTTTATATGACATGCTGGGATCCGATTCTCTAAGTGCATCGCTAATTATTATTTTCAACTGTCCAACAATGGATTTGTTACCTAAATATTGAGCTATAACAAGAGCTCGTTTGGATTTTTTGTTGTATATAATTGAAAATCCATATGGCTTTGCTAATGCTTTATTTGCTCCAAAGGGTTCCGGTTCAGAATTGGTATGGTCTTTATCAACTGCTTCTCCGTCCTCTCCGAAAGGCCCTGTATATATTATAGAGTTAATACGGTAAAAATTATGGACTCCATCTATTACGGACTCGTATTTTTCCAGATATTTAACCCTATAAACGCGTTTTTCTTTTTCCTGAACCTGATATTTCTCAATGCCATTCAAATAACCGTATAAGCAATCGCATAAGTTTATTTCGCTTGGAGGTATTTGCTTGTCTTGGGGTTTCTTTTTATTTGGATCAAGTTCTGTTTTAAAAAGATAAAGATTGAAAAAACATATGCTGATTTTTGCCATATATGTTACACCTCACGTAAAATATTTTCTACATAATACCACAAAAATAATCATATGTCAACAAAATTTGGAAACCAATTTAAAAAATGCTAAAAATGAAGAAAAATCAGCAAAGAATATCGCCTGACGGCCGTGAGGTGCCGAGCAGACGATTTTACATTCTTTGCATGATATAATAATACATCAGAAAATTGCCCCATACCCGCACCGATTTAAAGAATTTCTCCAAGCTCGGATGCAAGAGTTATCAGAAAATCGTGGCGTATTGTCTGACCTGTGCGCTCGCAGTTCAGTGTATCACAATATATCATAGGGGTGCTTCCGCAGACATTCTGCATAATAAAGCGCTGCTCGTGATCCGGAAATACCGCAAGTGCTCTGTCAACAGCAGCAACCCTCTTTCGCAGCAGAGCGGTATGCTTTTCAATCTGCTCCGTTACAGACTGAACGGGCTTGGATATCCCGCTGCCATGTACAGTGCAGTCAGGCGTGCTGTATATCCTGTCAAATTCGATGGACTTTATTCGGCGCTTGTTATCCTCATAACTGCGTGCCACGGAAAGCACACGCTTGTAAACCTCTTTGTCAAGATATTTTGGTATGTATGTCCTCATTGTTTGTCGCTCCTTTTAATTTTGTATTCATTCTGTTTCACCGTCCATTTTTGCATATCCTCCCAATTTCAATTTAAATGCCATTTTTAGGTACTTTGTGTTTTGGCGTGGAAATTACCCTGCCCGCATCCGTAAAGTCTCACACAGCTCATTTCTGTGGGCTTGCCGTTGATTTGGATTTTCTTTTTGTAGTTGGCTTTCATTTCTGAACGCCCTCCATATTCCTCAGCACCGTTTTTTCGGTAACATCTTCGCCACGTGCCGCAGAAACGATTTTAAGGGCTGTTTTAAACGCTTCGCTGACCTCGTTGGGTAATTTGACTGCCATTTTGCAAAGTGCCGTACAGAGCGTTTCTGTGGCTTTTACCACTTCCTGGTGATTTTTGCAAATCTCGGAGTATTTCAGATATTGAGCAAGGTCGTTCCTGTAATCCTTGTAGAATATGAGCTTCTGAGCCTTAGCATCTTCAAGAGATATTTCCTTATGGCTGAATTTGTTGTAAACACCGCAGAGCCGCTCAAAATATCTGTACTCTGCGGCTGGAAATTCGGAGTAATCTATGACTGTTCCGCTACACCCTGCCTTATAACAGTCATTCTCCAGCTTGTGAAAAACCTCGGGGTCAAAGAAATCGGGCAGATTTTTTACATAGGCTCTCGTATTATCGGCTTTCATTTTATCAGACCTTTCATTTTACGGTAGGTGTGGTAGTCAAAGCGTGCTGAACAATTTCATCAAGATCGAAGCTCGGCGCTGACCGCTTTTTTACATTGTCCTTCTGAAGCCAGTCCATAATGGTACTGTAATGATTTTCATACGGACGTTTGCCGCTATTTTCAAGATATCGGTCAATTCTTGCTATGTAATCCGAAATGACCTTTTGACCGTATTTCCCGCAAAGCTCCAAATATTCGGAGGGCTTAAGTCTGATGTGTTGTCCGTAGGTAGTTTCCGTCTCGTCTTCGGCGTTTTCAACACTACTTTCATTTACTTTACTTTTATTTACTTTACTTTCCTTTACTTTGTGGGGGTTATTCTCGAAAAAACTGTCATTATTCTCGGAAAAACTATTGTTATTCTCGGAATAATTTTCATCGGGGCGCACTTTAATAAAGCTTTGGGTCTCATTTTTTTCCAAAACCCAGAACTTTGCCTCGACCTGCACGGGATTTTTCAGAGCTCTCTGCTTGATAGCCTCTTGATATCTCCGCTGTATTCCCTTGGACGTCAGGATCTTGTCCGCCTTAAAAAGTGTGTCATCAAACAGTGACCGTTTAAGGAAGAAGCTCAACATCTGCCCTATTTTTTCATCTGTCATTCCCAGATCAGCGGAAATGACGTATCTGAAATCATCGTCACAAACGATGTAAAAACCATTTTTATAAATCGCACACAGTAAATAAAAATAAAGTAAAACTCCGTCCGAGCCGAAATGAGCACGGACGATCTTCAGCTTTGTATCGCTGAAGATGTCCACATCAGTCGGGAAATAGTCAAGTCCTTTTTTTACAGGTCTTGCCACTTATATCCCTCCATATCAGAACGGCAGCTCGCTGTCGCTGACTACTTCCTCAAAATCGCTCAGATCAGCAGCGGGAGCAGTCTGAGCAGGGCGCTGTGCTGTCTGTGCAGGTTTCGCAGCCGTTCCGCCGTTATCGTTTTTACTGCCGCAGAAGCTTACCTTGTCGGCATAAACTTCGGTAACATGGTGACGGACATCGGGATAGCGCTTGTCATCATAGGTTCTTGTGCGCAGCTGTCCCTCAACGGCTATCATGCTGCCCTTGCTGAAATATCTGCATATAAACTCCGCAGTCTGTCTCCATGCCACAACGTTGATGAAGTCTGACTGCCTTTCGCCGCTGCCGTCCGTAAAGTCACGCTGCACGGCAACGGTAACATTGCAGGAAGATACTCCGCTCTGGGTCTGTCTCAGCTCGGGGTCGGCAGTGAGCCGCCCCATGCCTATCCATTTATTTATCATCAGATGCACCTCCGAGAAGTTCGATTATTCTTGCCGCCGTTTCGGATTTATTGCAGAAAAGAAATTCCACGCCATATGAAATGTGGCACTGATAAATTTTTTCCTGCAGGACATGCCCCGTAACAGTGGAATATCTGCTGTTCCATTTGACCACATCGGGAATGGACTTTATGCCCTTGCCATGCTCACAAAGAACGATCATCTTTATGCCCGAGGAATACGCCCTGCGTACTTCCCGCCAGAATCTGCCCTTGTCCTGCGGATTGGTGAGGTTAGTCGCAAGCTCGTCAAGATTTTGCTTGCGGTCTATAACGAGCTTTTCATTCCCCTCGATCTGATAGTCTGCAACGTCCATTTTCCTGATATTGTAGTCAATGCCGTTTTTGTCAAAATACCGCAGGATATGGGCGTTTTTCTTCTCTCGGCTGTCACAGATTACCATTTCCGTCACCGCCCTTGAGCGCTGCTGTAAGGTCTGCGGCAGAGCTTTCCGCCTCGCCTCCGAACCATTCTGCGGCAGTGCTTTCCTTTGCCTTTACAGAATTGAAAATGCCGATAAAATCAACAAGTTCATCGGGTGTCATGCTGTCAACGGAATGCTTAAGCCGTCCTTCTATCTGCTCTTTGGTAACGCCCATTTTTTCAAAAGCAACTACCATATCACGGACACGGTCTGAAAGCGGCTTGCCGTTTCCTCCTGCAAGGGTCTTTCTGCACTCTTCTACCGCTGCTTCAACAAGATCATTGGGGAGTATTGCAAGGATACGGCTCCTGAGCCTGCGTGCGCCCATATTGGCGTTATTCTCGTAAATATCACGCTGAGAGGTCAGCACCTTTGCGGTCTTGTTGACCTCACGAATATGCGGATTTGTAAAGTTCTGGGTGCTTATTGTATTGGTCTGCATATCCCATGCATACGCCTGCATTTCGCTCTTGCCGTTATCCTGCGAAAGCTCTTTTATGCCGTAGTCGATATTTCCCCAGCAGCGGGCAAGCTCTTCCGCAAAGCGAATTGTAACGCCGCTGACGGTGCTCCCGCCTCTGCTGTACGAAAAGAAAGCTTTTTCTGCAATTCCTTTTCGCTGGCACAGCTTGATAACGTCAGCATAAGCCTTTACTTCATCACGGGGAAATCTCTTCGCAATAACAAGCTTTCCCTGTGCTTCTGCGATGGCACGGCTTGATTCTATCGCCACGGTTCCCTGATTGATATTATCAAGTCCTGCCGAAATTCCGTTGGCACCGAAATTCTGCGGCGCATTGTTCTGATATGTAACGGGTGCGTTTTCCATAATTATTCAAACTCCTTTGCAAGGTAGGCCGGCAGTCCCAGAACATTTATGTTATGGAATTTGCCGAGATAGCCGTACCAGTTATTGTTTATTTTACAGTCATGATAAATGCCCAATGCTTCCCTGAAAATATCATAACCGTACTGTCTGTAAATCTCGTCTGCCTGCATGATATTCACTGCGTAAGGCGGCGTTTTTTCAATAGCAATGAACACAAAGCTGCATTCACGGCCCGTTGCCTGTTTTACGCCTTCACAGTACATGGCAGCCTGGAGAGGATATCCATAGTCAATGGATTTTTTCATAAACTTGTCCGTTGCAGCATTCTCCGTGGTTTTCAGATCCACAACATATACAGCACCGCCTATTTCGGTAACACAATCCGCACGGCATTTGCAGCCCTCTCCCGTAAGATTATCAGTCCAGAAAAATGGCTTTTCAGGGTCTCCTGAAAGCAGCTGACGCACAAATGAATCGGACATCAGCTTATTTTTCATTTCCATGATCTGCTCCTGCCATTCACTGGGTATCAGCACCTTGTTTTTATTCAGTGCGATAAATTCGCTCCAGACCTCTTTTCCCGCTTTTGTCCGTCTGTCACAAGAAGGGGGAGCGGCAAAATTGTCATCATAAATTTCGGGCTGTAATATAGCCATATGGAACGCCTGTCCGAATATCAGCGCATTTGTCGGAGGCTGAGGATTTGAACGCAGATAATTGAATTTTTCGGGACCTTCCGATATCAGCTTCCAGAGTTCAGAGCGGCTTACAGATGGGTGAGAACGGTATTCCGATTCAGTCATCTTCCTCTGCGTCCTCCTCGTTCTCTATGTCGTTATCGTCCTCAGCGCCGTCATGCTCCGCATCGCTCAGATATCTGTCCTCGCAGCGCTGAAAAGCACGGCTGTTGCACAAAAAATCAGAAATTTCCATCTGTGATGTCCTCCGCCTTTTCTGCGGTGTCATGCTCACCCGCAAACGCCAGAATATCTTCACGGCTGAAATACTTCGACGCTTTTGTGTAGTTGATAATAGCGTCATACATTGACGCTTTGCGGATATATTCCGTAATCTGTTCAATAGCGATTTCCATTTTTATTCCTCCTCAAAAAGTGACATTTGTTCGTTGGTTTGGGAATTTACCCCCACTGTTCAGCCATGGCCTGTGCGATGCCTGGAAAGGTTTTGCTTCTGCACTTCGACCGTTCTTTTCCCGCTTTTCGTGTCTCTTCCCATGTTCGTGATTTTCCGTTGGAATATGTCCCAAACAGTTTTGCATTATTGGGCTTGTCACCGATATATGTTGCTTGCAGTTTGGGCAGTCCTTTGATCCACAGGCACGTTGCTTTGGTAACAAACTGTTCGGTATCTTTTTCTCCGCCTGAAAACATATATGGGTGTATGATCTGATCTGCCTTGCGGTACACTTTGCCCATACGCCCAATAGGATTTTCTACAGCAATCCTTGGCGCATCGGCTAATATGCACTGCATAAAAAACACTATTGCTTCTTCCCGATGTTCCATACGCTCAACGACCTTTTCGGCGGGTGTGCATTTTAAACTATAATGGCGTGTGGCAACGTTCGTCAGATATGTACACGGCGGATGCGATATAATCAAATCCCATTTGCCGTCTATACGGTGTGCAGTGCCATCCATTGTCACAAAATCAGCATTGCCGTTGATGATCGGCAGAACATCGCCCTTGATGTGCCATTCGGGGTGTCCGCCTGAACAATCCTGTATGTCTGCTGAATACGCTTCATGCCCTTTGGCTCGGAACGCCTTGCATACCGCTTGGCTTTCCTCGCAGGCTATTAAAACTTTCACTTGACAAATCCTCCTAAATGCCTTATAATAAGGCTGTCTTATTTATCTTTTTGCCGTGTACGGTTGCTGCCGTCACGGCTTTTTCTTTATTCATCATCATCGCTCCACTTGCAAGACGAATGTTTTCAATGTACTGGCACAGCGTGAAAATCGTTAATATAACGACAATGCCAACAGCTGAGACATGATAAGCTGCCTCAAATATTACTGCTATCACTTGCTTTCCTCCTTCCTTTTTTGGCAAAGTATCCATCGTCCGCAGTGTCGATGAGGTAATGGGGCGACTGTACATATCTGCCGTATGTCATGCCAAGCTCACCGGCTCTGCGGCATACCTCTTCGATGCTTGGGGTTTTGGAGCTTTTAGAAGCATCACACTTCTTCTTTGCCATAACATTTCACTCCTTGCAAACATCTGTGATAACCGCCTCGACCAGATCGTCAAGACTGTTTTCAGCGAAAATCCTGTCCCTTGCCTTAGATTCGGCAGTTTCTCTCGACCCAGCCGATACGCTGTACACATCGTTGAATGCGCCGCCCTTGAACCTGAGATGTACATATACGTTGTATGTGCTCATTACTTTACACCTGCCTTTTCCTTAGCTGCCTCGAGTAGCTTCTTGTCGATGATACGCTTGAGGCATTTTGCCATAATCTCAGGGCTTGGCTCGTTCACGAGTATGATCCTGCGTCCGCTTTCGGACATCATTTCTCTGGTGGGATAGTTCTTGTCCATGATTTTCTCCTTCCTGTCCTGATTTCGGGACAGATAATGTGCTATACTGAAAATGGAATTATGCCGACCGAGCAAAAAGCTGCTCAAACTGACAGTTGGGGAAGAACTCATTTTTTATTGTGAAAGCTTCCTCTACGGTAAACGAGCTTTTACCTGTGATCTTTGCTCTGAGGGTATCCCGTGTTATCCCGAGCCTCTTTGCAATGTCAACATAGTTAATATGCGCCTTTGCGATCTCGCCTATAAGATTGCTGTATTCCATGTGCTTTTCTCCTTTCATTTGAATAGCTCTATTATGCAAACGCATAATTTATGATTTAATTATATTATTCAACTGCATAAAAGTCAATAGTTTTTCTGTGATTTATTACGCATTTGAATAACTTTGTCGCTATGCACAAAAAATTATGCAGTTCTTTGTTTGTGGCAATGAAATTATACGCATTTGCATAAATTTGTTGACTTTTGTTTTCTTTGGTGATATACTTATGATAATTTAATAGGAGGCGTCAATTATGGCAATCGGAGCAAAGCTAAAACAAATACTGGAGGACAGAGGGCTGAAAGCAACAGACATAGCTGCGCAAACAGGACTGTCCGCTCAGACTATATACAGTCTGATCTCACGTGACAGCAACAAGGCGAGTATAGATAATCTTATAAAGATTTGCGGTGCTCTTGGAATTACAGTTGAAGAGCTAAATCAGTATGATCTGAAAACTAAAAGCAATGCTTTACTCAAAATATCAGTTACTGAACACGAGAATAAAGTAATTACAGCCTACCGTGATAAGCCTGAAATGCAGGGAGCTGTTGATAAGCTCCTTGAAATAGAGCCTGCACGCAGAAAAATTGATATATCCGCTTACAAGCAGAATATAGCTGCGGGAACGGGAGAAGAAGGATTTACACCTGAGAAATTCAAGGAGGTTGACGACTTTGCAAGACAAATCGCAGAACTCGAAGCCAATGAATCTGATTGATCTCTACCAGTTTGCAAAGGATAATGACATAAAGGTGGTAGAAACTATCTGCCCACAATGCAAAGCAATTTCCATGCTGTCACCGCAGGGAGAGTGCTACATAGGTATTGATTCAAAGTCAATGAACAGTGAGCGAGAGGAAAAGCAGTATCTTGCTCACGATATAGGGCATTGCATGAAGGGTGCATTTTATAACCCATATTCACCTTTTGACATTATTGAGAAGCAGGAGCATCGTGCAAATGCCGAAGCGATACATTACCTTATTCCCAAGCAGAAATTGATAAAAGCAATGAAAAGCGGTGAGACTGAGGTATGGCAGCTTTGTGAATACTTTGACGTCGATGTAAAGTATATAAAGCTTGCTTTTTGGGAGTATTTTGATAAAATAATTTAAACTTTTAAGTAAGGACGTGACATTATGAGATATTTTAATACTAAGACTGTAATAGCTGGGACACTTTCGGCTATATGTGTGTTGTCGTTTTCTTCATGCGGTTCCTCCAGTTCTTTGCAGAACAGCAGTGAAGTCACAACAACATCTGCTGCTACGACTGTAACAACCGTGGCAAGAATCGATGAACCTGACGGTAATGACGAGCCCTCAAAGTGGGCTGAGTATATTTCAGATTCTTATGTAAAAATAATCGACTACACTCAAACTGCATCTGAAAAAGAAGGAAAATACAATATAACCATATGCGCCTCTGCGGATCTGGCGACAAATCCCGAGCTTACAGTTAAAAATTTATTTAAGCAGTCCAAGCTTATTTTCAGGCAGTTTAAAAAGTGCGGGGCACTTGATGTGCTTTCTGTAAGCTTTGCTGATGAGAAGGATAACGACAAGCCTTATATGAGCTACGATATAAGCAGTGACACATTGAATGAGCAGGATTTTGATGACAGTAACTGGGACGAGTACTCTATTCCTAAAATTACAGAAAACTTCACGGCTGACGATACATTAGAAGACTATGTAAAATCCGAATCCGAACGGAAGGCAGATGATCTGGCTGATAGTTTCACGGATTATCTGTCAACCTTTTATCAAAGTGTTGAAGTGTCATATGATTATGATAAGGACTATTTTACAGCTTCCGCATTGGTTAAAAATGGAAACGAACTTTTGAATTCAGCAAATTCAGTTGATTGGAGCAACTTTGTTGACGGGGTTGTGCAAAAATATGAATCAATGCGTGATACTGTGCAGGCAAAGGGTCTGAACAGTAAACTAAAGATCTCATTGTACAGTGATTACGATAACAGCGAAATGGTCACGGTAAAAGGAAATATAATTACATATAACGCACGCAAAGATGAATACACCAGTTATCTCCCTCAAAACAATTCAGCTAAGCCCGCTTCAAGCTCTGAAAGTTCAGTTTCCACAGGCAAGAAGAATGCACTTAGAAAAGCTAATGAGTATTTGGATTATATGGCATTTTCTTACAGTGGATTGATAGATCAGCTGAAGTACGAGGGCTTCTCCGAGAGTGAGGCTGAATACGGTGCTGACAACTGCGGTGCGGACTGGAATGAGCAGGCAGAGAAGAAAGCTAAGGAATATCTTGATTTTATGGCGTTTTCTTATGACGGACTGGTTGAGCAGCTGGAATATGAAGGATTTACACACAGCCAAGCTGTACATGGAGCAGATTCTGTTTATTAAGGAATGTAGAGGACGTGACATTATGGCAATAAGGTTCAGAAAAAGCAAATCAAAAGGACCATTCAGATTTACTCTTGGAAAAAAGAGCTTCAGCTCTTCTGTGGGGGGAAAGACCTTTCGTGTCGGGTTGAGCTCAACCGGAAAAATGCGAGTAACTTCACGTATTCCCGGAACAGGAATATCATTTTCAACATCTTTCGGAGGTAAAAGCCGTTCAAAGAGAAAAGCCAGCCATAAATCGGCAGGAAATGCAGCATCAATGAATGTGCAGACACCTCCTCGTCCGGCTGCAAGGCTCAGAACATCCAATAGTGTTGCGGTTATCTTATTTGTTGTATTGATTATTTCTGTGCCTGCCGCAGGCGTGTCTCTCTCATGGAACGGAGATTTTTTGTCATGGTTTATCAAATTTATAATATACATATTTGCATTATATATGATAATCAATAATGTCAGCAAACTTAGGTCGCTGGTGCAAAAATGGTGGAACGACAATAAGCTTATCACAGGCGTTGTGATTGCAGCTTGTGTCGTGGGTATTGCTGTATTATCCGCTATTGGCGGCAGATGAGTATATTAGATAAGGACGTGATAACATGGCACGAAGAAGAGGAATAAAGATCGCCAAGGGTGTAAGGCTTAATTTTAATAAAACAGGTACAAGTCTGACAGTCAGAAGCAAGGGCTTGTTTGGGAAAACGCACAGCAGCACTATTCCGCTTACAAGCAGTCATAAGAGCTCATCATCAAGAGCCGGAACATCGTATTCACGCCCAGGCTCATCAGGAAGCAGGTCTGCCCAGCCTGTCGGACGATATGATTTCAAAATACTTGAAAACGGTGATGTTGAGTTTTTTGATTCCATGGGGCAGAAAATATACGATGATTCTCTTATACGGAAGATAAAGAGTACCGAGCAATTCAAGGAGAAGAAGCGTGCTGTAATGGAGCAGCGGAAAGAGGAAAAACGTTATCAGCAGAACGCTCTTTTCTCAGAGATACAAAGCGGAACAGATGAAATGATAAACATTCACCGTATGTCCGCAAAGGTCGTTTCAGCAGATGACTGCAATGCTGCAATAGAGCATATCCAGCCAAGAAAATATCAGCCTGCGGAATTTTCTGCGCCCAAGCCGATGAGAGATCATATTGAAACGGTTCTGTATCGTGAAGCCGAGCAGAATGTAAAGGTGCCTTTCTGGAAAAAGAAAAAGGCTCTGGAAGAGTATGTTTCTTCAAGAGCCGATGCCCGATATTCAGAGGCTGTTGAAAAGTACGAGAGCGAAAAAACAGAATTTGAACGAATCGAGAATATAAAAGCAGAAAAAGCCAATGCACAGAACGAGATTGAAGCTGAGCTGAGGCGAAGCGAGATAAGGGCTTTGATGAACAGTGACAGCGAATACATAGAGCAAAAAACGCAGGAGTGGCTTGAAAGTGTTACATTGACGGTTGATTTTTCGGTCGATTTTGAGTATTGCGCTGACAACAGAACTATGTGTCTTGATCTTCATCTTCCACCGGTAAATGATATTCCTGCCACAAAAGCAGCACGGCTTGCAAATGGCACAGTAAAGGAGAAAAACAAGACCCAGAAGGAGATAAAGCAGGAATACATACTATGTGTTTTCGGGCTGGCAGTATTTGTTTCAAGCAATATTTTCAATGTCAGCACTGCAATAGAGCAGATAGTTGCCTCTGGCTATTCTCAGCACAGAGATGACAAGACAGGAAACATTATAGATGACTGCATATACTCGTTAAAATTTGTGCGGTCTGTTTTTGAAAACACTGACCTGACTGCCGTGGATCCTCAGCAGTTCTGCCTATCATGTGAAAGCAGGACAAATATCACTGCTTCGCTGATTATGAAGCCTGTGGAGCCGTTTGACAGTAGTGTCATATCAAATAATCAATAGACAAAGAAATGAAGAAAGGTGTGGCATTATGGGTATTTTTAGTAAACTTGTTTCAAAGGTAAAGTCTGAATCCAATGTAGATATCGCATTACAGCTCTTTGAATCACAGGGGATAGGCGGAACAATAGGTACAAGGGCTAAGGCGATTATTAGCGATTGTCAAAGTCGCCAAGATGTTCTATTAAGAGCCATTGAATTGTGCGGTCCAAACCCTATTGATGCTAAAAGCCTGTATGTTGTTTCTCACTGTTATGTGTGGTTAGGGGCAAAATACAGACCGCAGGCTATAGAATATCTTGAAAAGTATATTGCTGCAGGAGCGTCATGGTCCGGAACACCCAGAGACTTTATTGATATGGGCGGATATTCGGTAGATCAGCTGTCCAGCAATAGGGCTTCTGTTTATCATTATCTTGGAAAAGCCTATGAGGGCGAATATATGTTTGAAAAAGCTGAGAATGCGTATAGAGAGGCTGAATCTCTTTGTCCTGATTTTGCAACATATTCAGTTTGCGTTGCAAACACTTTTGTAAAACGTAATGATTTGGAAAGAGCAAAGGCTTACTTAAATAGCAAAAAGCAAACGATATATTATAAGAATAATGTTGATGATTATAAAACATTATTAAATGCTGCGTTAAACGACATAAATTCAAAGATTGAAAAGGGCTATGTATATAAGCCCAGAGGAAAGAGTAGGAAATAAAAAATCCCCGCCCGGCGCTGGAACACCGAACGGGGAAGAAGCTGTGATACAATCACAACCTTAGACAAGTTTATTGTATCATAGCTCCCTGAAAATGTCAAGGAGTGATTTAAATTTGAAAACCGCCGTAATATACGCCCGGTATTCGTCCGACAAGCAGACGGAGCAGTCCATTGAAGGACAGCTCTACGACTGCTACAACTACGCCAAGCAGCACGGCATAACAGTCGTGCGGGAATACATAGACCGAGCCATGACGGGCAAGAACGATGACCGCCCTGCGTTTCAGCAGATGCTTCACGATAGTGCGCAGCATAAGTGGGACAGCGTTCTTGTGTGGAAACTTGACCGCTTCGCCAGAAACACCATAGACAGTGCCGTAAACCGCCAGATCTTAGCCAAAAACGGCGTGCGTCTCCTGTCCGTCATGGAGAGCTTCGGGGACGATGCCAGCGGTCAGATGATGACCCACATAATTGAGGCTATAAATGAATATTATAGCGCCGACCTCAGAGAAAAAACTATCCGAGGAATGCGGCAGTCGGCAATGAAGGCTCAGACCACAGGGCATATCCCGCTGGGTTACAAGGTCGTTGACAAGAAACTGGTCATTGATGATGAGACCCGAATTATACCCGAAACTGTGTTCAGGATGTATGCAGAGGGGGAGAGGCTCACCGACATAGCCGAGCATCTGAACGCCCAGGGCTATCGCAACCGCCGAGGCAGACCGTTTACCCCAAACAGTTTTTACAATATGCTGGCTAATGAAAAATACATAGGCATTTACAAATACGATGATATTGTGATCGAGGGAGGAATACCGCAGATGATACCCAATGAAGTTTTTGAGGCTGTAAGAGAAAAGCTGATAACCAACCGCAAGAGAGCCGCCAAGAACACCGCCAAAGCCGACTATTATTTGTCGGGCAAATTATACTGCGGTCACTGCGGAGAGCCTATGAGCGGGCTGTCAGGCACAGGACGCAACGGGGTCAAGCACTATTATTACCGCTGTAACGGCGTGCAGAAAAAGTCAGGCTGCCACAAGAAGCTGGAAAAAAAATATTTGATAGAGGACGAGGTGTGCAGAGCAGCACGGTCAGCGTTTGAGCAGATGGACAAGGCGGAGACCGCCGAGACCATTTATCAGATGTATTTGCAGACGGTCCGAAATGAGTATGCGCCCGCCGAACTGGAAAAGGAACTGACCGAATGCACAAAGCAGGCTGAGAACGTGGTAAACGCCATAGCTCAGACAGGCGGAAATCAGCTGCTGTTTGATAAGGTCAGGGAGCTGGAAGAGCGCAAGGAGCAGCTCAGCTCCGCCCTCAGGCTGTCTCAGGCAATGACCGACAATGTGCCATCTGTGGAGCAGATCACCGTGTTTATAGATGATATCCTTGCAACCGACATCAACACCACCGAGGGCAAGAAAGCTATCGCCGACATCATGATATCAAAGGTGTATGTTTACGACGACAAGCTCACGGTCATTTTCAAAGATAAGGACGGCAAAAGCGTTGATATACCGCTATCAGCCGTGTCAGATAGCTCCTCAGCGGATTGTGCTCCCTCTGCGCTGGGGAGCCAAGCAATTCTAAGCACTAACCATCGAGAAAAGGTATAGAGAGTGATATTTGTGAATCTCTTCCTTTGAACGATGGTTAGTGTCGTTTTATACAGTTTTATTGTATTTATTTGAAGTATGGAAGGTTAAGCCTCCGTATGCGTACATTTTGTATGCGTACGGAGGCTTTTTTGTTGCTCCCAAAAAGGAGACTAAAAATGGCTACAGATTATATTAACCGTCCTAATATGGAAAATTATATAATAGATGATATTTTTAAAATACTCAGTGATGATACAATATATATTCCCAAGAGCGTAGCACAGCGCAGTGATGTATATGATGTCAGCAAGACTTTGTTTGGAGTGATATTCACCGATTGTGTTGATGATCTCAGGGCATACGGAAGTAGTATCGACGGAGAAACAGTCGGTAAAATGATGAAAGCATACGTTATGGATATGACCATTCCCGATATACAGTGCGAATGTCTGTGTTCGCCGACAATGGCTTCGGCTGCAAGAAGCGAAACTGTCATGCTTATCAACAAGACAGACCTTTCGGAATGTTTGCGGGAAAGACAGGTAATATGATATGCAATACCTCATAACACCATTACTTGAAGTGCTTAATCCTACAAATACGGTTTCAAGGAACAGGCTGCTGTCCTTTGCGATAGGAAATGTTGAAGCAGAGATATATAACTGCCTTATCGCTAAACACGTCTATTACAATAACCTCGGAAAGCTTACAGAGGGCGGCTGGTTCTATTCGACTGTTAAGGACCTTCATCTTAGCAGCGGTTATGCTGAAGATGCGCAGAAAACAGCTATCCGTCATCTTATTAAGCACGGTCTTATTGAATCGGAGCTTAAAGGCTTACCTGCCAAAAGATATTTCAGGATAGTTCCAGATGCGGATAAGTTTGCATCTCTGTTGAGATTGGGTGAAGAAGCTCAGGAAAATATTGCAATGAAGTATGATGAAGAGCTTGAAAAGAGGAAGAAGCGCAGATACAACAGAAAGCATCGTCTTATAGAGGTAACAGCATTTGATTCCGTTCAGAGCGTTCCCGGCGATGAAAAGTCCAAGGTTGTAACGAACCTGAATTCCGTTTCAGGCGCTGATGAATCCGATTCCGCTCGGCTCATCGGTAACAGCAGTGATAATTCTGTTAGCAACTCTTTTTCTGCCGAAAATGCTTGTTCCGCTGATTATGGGGGAACAAGGTCAGCCGATGCACGGGGTAAAACTAAAGATAATAAAAATCAAAGTAATTGTTTTTCAAATCATTCATTCTCTCCGTATGCGTGCGATGAAAAAATTTTGAATGACGGAATGAAAACGGAAAGCAAATTATCTTTTCTTGAAATTCTCTCGGCTATGAGGCTTGACCTTGACAACTGGCATTACATTTACACCCGTGACCCGACTTCTGAGAGGGACTTAGTGTTTGTTGACGAGGAAGAACGTAGGACGAAAACTCTTCATATTCCCGAATCATTCCGAAGTGACAGCAGCTATGTTCTGACGGCTTTGCAGTATCTTTCGGCATACAGCAATTATGTCTTTGACGATGATATGAAGCCGATGCCTAACAAGAATTTCATAGACATAACGTTGAAAATGCTGACTGAGTTTATTATGGCTGACAGTTTCAGGTTCAACGGGCAGATCGTTCGTTACACGGAAGTTCTTGATACGCTGAACAGTCTTATCCGAGAAAATTCGCTTTATGATTTCATTCTCAGCTTTCAGTACGAATGGGAAAAGATACTGAGAGAAAAAACGGAAAGCAGCATTCGCAACAAGGCAGCATACATGAAGGTTTGCTTATGGGACTGGCTGAAACGCTGGAAAATTGAGGAGTACAATCAGCTTGTGGGATTGGTTTGAGGTGGAGAGTATGATTGAACTTTTTATTGTTGCATTGGTTTTGGAGATTTGCAGGCAGGTGACTTTGTGCAAACTTTATGGCAGAAAAAATCACAGCACCCTTTAAAGTGCTATGATTATGAACTGCTCGATAAATGGGAATTTATCCAATTCGTTTTAAGACTCTTCCTTCCCAAGCCGCTCGAACTACGACAAATTCATGATTTGGATATTGCTCAATTTCATAGATTGTCCGGACCTTATCCTTTTTTTACAAACTATTCTCCAATTCTGCATGTTTTCCAACATGAACGAAATAATCCTTAAGCATTTCCACTATGGTTGTCTTACCGCAGTTATCTAATCCCTCAAATACAATCAACATTGTTTTTCACCCTCTGTAGATAGGACATTTTCGTAAATCCACTTAATGTCCTCAATAGATTTACCTATATTAGCACGTCCGTTTCCGACAGGATAAAAGACTGGAAAACACTTAAAAGCCTTACCACCAATATCTTTGGCAAATTGTTTCTTTCTGCACTGAGAAACAGATATGTTCTGGTTTAGGAAAACAGTACTCACTTGATTCCCGAAAAGCACAATTACTTTTGGTGCTATTATTTCAATTTCCCTTTCAAGCAACGCTAAGTACTCAAAATATATTTTGTTAGATATCAATGTCGCGTCCGTCTGGGTACATTTTCCTAAATTTGTTAAAAAAATCTTATTTCTAGTTATCTCCGAATATACCTGATTTGCAAATTCTGGTGTCCAATCCTTTGGCTTTCGTTTCTTTATTTCCTTATAAATTCCTTCATCAAATTTTCCAATAGCGACAAATAAATCCCAAATATTCTTAGTACCGATCCATGGTGCCCGTATGCCTGCCCAGTCAGGATATGAGGCTATATTTTTCCCTGTTGGATTCATAAAAACAAAACATATGTCGGGCTTTTCATTACATCCGCCATAAAAAATTGATTTTAAGTTCGGGTCTCCATATTTGAGCTGCATTTCATCATATTTCTTATTTAGTTCAGTTAAATTCATTTTATCACCACGCTGGGGCGGCACCCAGCACAAAGGAAAATGAAAAAGCTGCCGCAGAATTTGCCCTTTCATAAACCTGTGCTAGTATCCTGCCCCACAGGGGATAGGCACACGCTTTTTCCTTTTTTCCATAAGCCCATTATTGAGAAAGCTAGGTGGACACAAATGCTGCACTTATAATCTGCTGTACATAGACTAGAATCTCTTATTATGAAAGCAATAATTATTAAAATGATAATTGATAGTGTTATAGATATTGCAACAATTGCTTTCTTCTTTTTCGACATCTTTGTTTCTCCACAAATTCCGATTTGTCGAGCAGCTTATGCTCGTTAAATAGATTATACCATACTCATCA